ATGTATAGTTCAAGGACTAGCAGAAGAACTAGGATATTTTCCTGATGAAATGCACGATGTACTAAGAGCTAAGTTCTTATCGGAATATGAAATGATAAGCATCAATGATAACCAGATAGCATTAAATAAAATAGGAAGTACTACAGCTTTAAATACTAAAGCCTTTGAAGTATATACAGAACAAATAAGAGTATGGGCAATAACTGACTTAGGTATAAGGCTTATGCTACCAAATGAATACCAATAATTTCTATTATATAATATGGAAACAGAACAAAAGAGGACACAGGAGGGTAAAAAGAAGCTACTAGCTGCACTAGAGATGTCATTAGGTATAGTAACAGAAGCTTGTGAGAAAGCAGAGATAACAAGAAGTAGACACTATGCTTGGATGAATGATGATGAAGATTACAAGAAAGCAGTAGATGATATTGATAGTAAGTTTATTGACTTTGCTGAAACAAGTCTTAAGAAACAAATAAAGGAAGGCAATACAACAGCTACTACATTCTTCCTAAGAACAAGAGGACGTAAGCGTGGGTATAATGAGAAGCAAGAAATAGACTTAACTTCAGGAGATGAAAGAATTAAAATAAATATAAATCTTGGAGATTAAATCTGAATTATTAGAAATTAATCCTCAATTTACTCCTAAACAAAAAGAGTGCTTAAAGTATCTATTTGATGATAAGACTAAAGAGGTTTTATTTGGAGGAGCAGCAGGTGGTGGTAAGTCTTGGGTTGGTTGTAGTTACTTGATTACTATGTGCCTTCAATATCCTAAGACTAGATACTTGATGGGAAGGTCAAAGCTAGATGCTTTAAAAAAGACTACACTAAATACATTCTTTGAAGTATGTACCGAGTGGAACTTAAAAGCTATTAAGGACTACACGTTTAACGGATCAAGTAATGTCATAACATTTTACAATGGTTCTGAGATAATACTAAAGGACTTGTTCTTATACCCATCAGACAGAAACTTTGATAGTTTAGGTTCATTAGAAATAACAGGAGCTTTTATTGATGAAGCTAATCAAATAACTGAGAAGGCTAAGAACGTAGTAGCATCAAGACTTAGATACAAGTTAGATGAAAACGGATTAATACCTAAGATGCTTATGACGTGTAATCCTGCAAAGAATTGGGTGTACTCAGAGTATTACAGACCTGCACAAGACAATACAATAAAACCATACAGAAAGTTTATTCAGTCTTTAGTGATAGATAATAACTATATATCTAAGCACTATGAAACACAGCTATCTCAATTAGATGAATTAAGTAAGCAAAGGCTATTATTCGGAAATTGGGAGTATGACGCAACTGCTGATAGTCTTATTGACTACAACTCTATTATGAGTATGTTCAGTCAGAAAGGAATTGAAGGTGATAAATACATTACTTGTGATGTAGCACGATTTGGAAGCGATAAGACAGTCATAATGCTTTGGCAAGGGTTACACATTAGATATATAAGAACTATCCTTAAATCGGCTGTAAATGAGGTTGTGGACGAGATTAAGAAACTACAGCAGGAAAATGGAGTGAATCTTAGGAATATCATAGTAGATGAAGATGGAGTAGGTGGTGGTGTTAAAGATTACTTAAGATGTCAAGGATTTACAAATAATGCTAGACCTATAAAAGGAGAGAACTATCAGAACTTAAAGACTCAATGCTATTACAAATTAGCAGACCAAATAAACAAAGGACAGATAGGAGTAAGTTGTTCAGATGTAAATGTTAAAAATTACATAACTGAGGAGCTAGAACAAGTCAGAACTAAGGACGCAGATAAAGATAATAAACTACAGATAATTCCTAAAGATACAGTCAAAGCTATTCTAGGACGTTCTCCTGATTATGCTGATGCTTTAGCTATGAGAATGTTTTATGAAATAGATTCTAACTTTGGGAGGTACTATGTGCAGTAAACTAAAAACAATAAATTTCTATTATATAGTGTATGAAAGTTAAAATTAAAAAAGAAGGCAAAGTAAAAGAGTTCAAGCTAATTAACAGTTGGTCTGATGTTACTCTTGAATTATGGCTTAAACTAATTGACTTTGAAACAGGTACAAAGACTGAAGAAGCTACTGAAACAATAGCAGCATTATCTGACATTCCTAAGAAGTTAATAAAGGAACTAGCCTTATCAGATGTTGCAGTTATAATGAGCAAGGTTGGAGAACTACAACAAGAGCAAGATACAAAGCTAAAAAGGATAATAGAGATTAATGATGTTGAGTACGGCTTTCATCCTGACTTGGATAGTATTAGTTTAGGAGAGTATGCAGACATTGAGCAGTTCATCAAGAACGGAATAGAATCTAGCCTTCCTGAATTGATGGCTGTACTCTATCGTCCTATTAAGCTAAAGAAGAACGACATATATATCATAGACGCTTATGATGGTGATATACGGCTGAGAGCTGAAGAAATGAAACTAATGTCAGCGGAACAAGTGCAAAGTGCATTGGTTTTTTTTTACACTTTAGGGAAGGTGTTGTCCGAGATTTTGCCATTATATTTGATGGAGCGGCTGAAGGAAACGAAGACGCAGTAGCTAGTGAAGACTTTGCTTCTAAATGGGGATGGTTCGGTGTGATGCACAGATTATGCGGAGAAAATATTAGTAATTTAGAAACAATTACAAAGCTGAGTCTTTTAGAGTGTTTGACTTGGTTAAGTTATGAAACAGATTTACAATCACAAAATAAAGTAAAAAGAAATGGTTAACAATAAGACATACAATAACGTAGTTAACACCTTACTTAGATTAGGGGAATACCACAGGCAAATAAAATCAACTTCAGTTGGAGATATATTTGACATAAACTTGGAAAAGATGCAGAAGTTTCCTTTGCTTCACATCAACCCTACATCAGTAACGACAGGAGATAGTCAGCTTGTCTATAACTTCCAAATCTTTATTATGGATATGGTAACGGAAAAGGATAATTGGAAAACTAACAGAAGCCAAATATTATCATCAACAAATAATGAATTTACAAAGCTTGTAAAAACTTTAAGCAATGAACAAGATGTATTTAATGAAACACTACAAATAGTAACCGACTTCATAGGTATGCTTAGACATAGTTCAAGGCAATCTTTACAAGGTGTTAATGATATTAATTTTCCTTTATACTTTACACAAGACCAATTCACTATTGAGCCTTTCTCCGAGAGGTTTGACAATCTTTGCTGTGGTTGGGTATTTAATATTGGAGTATTAGTGCAGAACGACTTCCAAACTTGTGATATTCCTGTAAGTACAAAAGGAGCAGGTTATTAATGTTGAAGTTCAAAATAGGTAGATGGAAAATAGAAATAGGATGGAAAAAATTTAAAATAACAATTAATTTATAAAATTATGGCAGACTTAGTAACAACAATCTCAGAAACAGTAACACTTAATGGAAGCCTTAGAGGTTCTGTTAATTCAGTAACAACAACAGGAATCAATGATGTATTTGAAAGGATAGTAACCTGTACGGCATCAGTAGCAACAACAGTAGCAGTATTTGATACTTTACCTTCAACTTCAGCAGGAGCAATCAATGTAGCGAAAACTAAATACGTTAGAGTGACAAACTTAGAAACAGCTGTAGACATTGAACTAGCAGTAGTTACATCAGGTACAAATTACCAAGTGACACTAACGGCAGGACAATCTCATATTCTTTGTCAGGGTGCTAACTTAGCTTTAGCTGAAGAAGACACTACTCCTAGCTTTGGAACTATGCAAGACTTAGCATCTTTACAAGTAAAACCAACAACAGCTGTTACAGCTAGAGTTGAAATATTTGTTGGCTTAGAATAGTGGACACTGACAATATAGAAAGGTACTTAGAAAGCTTCGGAAGACAAATAGTTGCTCAATCTAAAACTACTCTTAATTTTAAAAAAGGAGGAGATACTAAGTTAGAAAATTCGATTAAGTTTGAAGTCATAACTACTCCTGATGGTTTTACGGTACAATTCTATATGTCAAGCTATGGTCAATTCGTAGATAAAGGAGTTTCAGGAACACAGACTAAAAGAAGTTTTAAAGATTATAAAGGTAAAACTATAAAAAGTCCTTATAGCTACAAGAATAGTAAAGGACATTCTCAACCACCAAGCAAGGCTTTGGATAAGTGGGTAGTAAGAAAAGGTATAGCTCCAAGAGATGCAAGTGGTAAGTTTATGAAGCGTAAGACAATAACATTCTTAATTGCTAGAAGTATAGGACGAAAAGGAATTCAGGGTATTAGCTTCTTTCAAAAACCATTAGGACTTGGATTAAAACAGTTCGGTAAAGAATTACTAGGAAGCGTAAAAGAAGATATAATTAACAGTTTAACAATAGTAAAATAATGGCAACACTAATAGAACAGCATCCTTTATACGATACATTACCTGTAGGACAAGATGTAATTTTTACAGTATCTAATACTTCAATAGTTTCTGTATTCACAAATGTAAAGTTTGTAGCTGAAGTGCATATAAGTTCAGGAAATCCACCGAATCCAAATACTTCAACAGATATTGTAGGAACATTTAAGACTACTCCAAATAACGCAGGAGTTGGAATGTTTGATTTCAGACCTATTATAGAAAGCTTTGTAAATACAGATAACTTAGCAAGAGTTGGAAGTGCTTATAAATTAGCAGTTAATACAGTAGGAACAAATGTCCCTATTCATTTAATTGATAAATATTCAGGCAACTTAAATTCTATGCGTTACTTGTTTATAAGATTTAAAATACAATACTTAGATAATGACCCTGCTAGTGCTACATTCGGAGATTTAATAACTACAGATATTAAAGACTCTGATTTATACAATATCTTTAATGGTTACTTAAAATATACAGATGTACTAGACTTAGCAGGTACTCCTTTTACTCAAAATACAGGTAATAACTTTGGTTATCCTATTCCACAAAAATTTACATTAGACCAAGATGAAGGCGAATTTCTTACAAATGCTCCTACTACTCAATATGCTAATATTAAAGATTATGGAACACTTAGCTTTTTAACTATATCAAGTATTCCTGCTAAGATTAGATTTATTTATTATGATTCTACAAATTCACAAATAGGACTAGAATATGTA